AAGATTATATCTGTTGATGAATATATCACCGCCGGAAAGGAAGTTAGATACGATCATATCGTTAAGATCATTGATATTATCAACGCCCAGGGAAGTAATGGTATTATTGATATCCTTAACCTCGTCAGCCATGAAATTACCCACAGCATAATTCTTTTGTTTGATAAAGGACATGACATCATCATACCTAGGCTCCCCATTGCTATCTAAGCCGTATTCTGATGGCATGGACATCCAATCGCCAAAGAAAGACACGAAGTCGGGGGAGTAGGCCGTACCCCAGACCGATAAGGCCTGCTTCTGGTCGCCAAGCACCTCCATCGCCCTTTGGTATAATCCGGATGGTTGGTCGTTCGGGGCAAGGACATTATCTACCCCACCCTCCTTATTTTTTATAACATAACAAGATCTACCCATAGCTAAATCGTTTTGTTACAAAGATATGAAAATCCCGCCTACTCTCACGAGCGGACGGGAGCCAAATAACAATAATAACAAACCTTATGTTTACTCTGAAAAAGTACAAATCATTTTGCCGATCCTCACGGACAGGCAAAAAACTCAATCCTAAATAACAAAAAAAATGAAACTTATCGTTTAGCGAAAATATCTTTATCTGATCTACTCAGAACCCTACCTTTCAATTCCAAGAACCTAGGCATCCATTCCCCAGATATCTTAGACACGATCCACTGGAATCCCTTAGGAGTCACATAAACAGTGTTAGTTCCATAAAACTCATCGTCATCACGATATCTGTAACGAGCATAACCACGATCTATCATCCTTTGGGATAACAACCATCTCTTACCGGTTTTGGCGAAGAACTTATTATCCTCAAGCAATATACGAAGATTCTTCTCCGCTATATCATATCCATGAGCCTCTAGCTTTTCCCGAACCTCTCTGATCAACATATCTGTCTCTTGGGCTATTTCGGCTGTCTTAGCAAATTCAACCATAGGAGCCTGTTCTTTGATAATATTATCAGATATCCTCTTAGCTTCTTCTGCCACTTTCTTGGCTTCAGCTAATGCCTTTTTCTCCTTCTCCGATTTAATTAACGCTTCTAATGCCTCTATATAATCGGATGGTAGATCTCTTCTGCTTATATCAGAATTACTCCTATTTATTGATGTATGCCCTTTCAATAAAAGTTCCTTTATTTTATCTGTACACCACAGCTTAAAATCTACACTAAGCCACTGGGCAAAATCTATAGCTATATCCTCATGCAACCATACCCCACCTCCAAAAACCGGCATTCCAGTCTTCTTTATAACTAACTGATTTTCAGATTTACCAGTTTTTCTGGTAATTGCCTTAACTAACTCATTAGTAGATACTAACGATAAATAGTCGTTTGTTCTCCTATTAAAGTATTTAGCCATCTCCGTGGCATTAACATAGGTTACATCATCAACCGTTTTAAAAGTTACATCATTACCATTGTAACTAAAAATCTCAGATAATTCACTCATGATATAAAAACAACGAGAGCCATTGGCGTCCGTTATTCCACCAATGACCCTCATCTATCGCCTACGCTTAGGCGAGTTAATATCTTCTTATGGCCCAATAACGGATGGACACCGCAAATATAAGACCTTATTTTGAAACTACAAACAAACAGGAGACATTTTTACAAAAAAACGTAATCAATTATATTTGTCCATCATATAGACGAAATATAACTATATCTATCCTCCATCATCATCACCACCTTCTTGATATCAGATAAAGTTAATTTCTTTATCTCCATATTCCTACTATCCATCCTGACGAAAGAGTCCTTGAACTCCTGCTCGGTTATGGCATCCAACCTAAATAGATTGTATTTTATAAGTAACTGGGTTACGTCAAATATCAGGATATTAAGATCAATATCATCCTTCAACTCATTAAGAAGATCACGCATCATTTCCTTAATGGCGTCAGTGTCAAGTTCCAGCTTCCCGGCCTCCTTCATCAGCTTCTTGATGATACCATTGTACTCGATTATGATATTAGTGTTATCGTCATCGGTAGGTAGAAGGATATCCATCGTACATTTTATACCCACCTTATCACTAAGCCTTTTGTTGAACTCAATCATATAATCAAAAGCCTGATCCCTGCTTAAAGCGTATGTATGGTCAAGCAACTGCTTTTGTCTGTTATTGACAAAATAATGACTGGTGTATAACATCATCAAGACCTTCGCTCGCTGGATGCGTAGGTCTTGCATAATTTTCCGGTGTAAAAAAGAATCTAATTGCATGGTACAAAGAGTCCCCACCGGGGCCATCACACACCCGACAGGGCCCAACTTTTAAATATCTTACTCGTCAGATGATGGACTGACACCGCGAAGATAAGACGAATAAATTTACCTAGCAAGGATTTTCCGCTTCATTTTCCCCTGACACTACGTTCCCTTCGGAAACCAAAGACTTGTCCTCGGCAGCCTTCACAGGCGAGGCGGGCCCCGATTGGAGGTCAGACGGGTTGACGAACGGGGTCTCCGTATCCTCGAAGAACGTCTCATCCCTCCTAATACTCATCCTAAACTTAGGAGCTATGAAAGGATCGTTATTAAGATCGATGTTGATCGTAACGTCATTCATCAAAATATCCTCCTTGGTCCTAGAATCGCCTATCCATCCTCTTACGTCAGCGGTCATAGGCATCCTGCTAGCCGCTTCCTTGACAGCCCCTAGCCGTTTCTTGATAACATCCACGTCTCCCGTCAACAGAATCATATATGTCTTATTATCCAACCCGGATCTGGCTATAGCGTTATTAAGATCCATTATATCATCAATACTTACGCCTCCGCCTAGACCTTCCGTAATCCTATCAGCCATCGATCCGATCATGGATGAAAATGACGATATATCCTGATTTTTCAATCTTACGGGATATAGGTAATTTCTTCCATTTCCTGTCTTTATAGCTACGACCGGGATACGTGAATCTTTATAGTCACCATATTTGTCCCTGACGATAGCCGTACAGAACGGGAATATATTATACTTAATATTATCCCTCATCGTAACCTCTCCGTTCTCTATATACCCTACGCTCTCGACCTTACCAACCGTCTCGTTGGTAAAATCATTCTCGGATACCATCAACGTCCCATTATCATCACTTACGCTAAAATTAGGTCTTCCCGGCAAAACACTGGTGACTGTGCCTACGAACGGTATATCAATCTCGCCAGCGACAGATCCTACATTATCCCTATACAACTCAAAGGCCATACTCCTTAAATCAGCGTTACTCCCTTTTGAGTCTGGATCATTGGCTTTTAGCACCGAGACAAAATTACCATCACTATCCACAATTTTAATAACCATATTATCAACCAAATCACGATAAGCTGACTTAGTCTCATCAGAATTAGGGTCAACGGCGTTAAGGCTATTGTATTTATCATACAATTCCTTGGTATATGGATCTGACATATCCATCTTAAACCTTACGATATTATCCTTACGGAGATTAGCTACGGCTTCCTGATTCACCGACTCGTTGTTAGATCCAAACGTATCACCCGTATAATAAGGGACAATAGATCCATCCTGCCCCTTGCGATACACCATGAACCAGATGGAGGTCGACAAGGCGGTTTGCCGCCCCAATATGACACCGGTAGCGTTCTCGAAAGCCTGAGCGTCATCCTCGCTAATCATCCATCTTGAGTGGTTATCTGACTCTATAACAGTAAATATGTCGGTTCCGTTGGTGAAATCCATCACCCTTCCATTATCAGTATCAGTGGCATCAGATCTTTTAAGCCCAAGACTGTCCATAAACCTGTCAAGTCTCATTCCGCCAACTTCATAATACATAACCCCACCGATCTCTCTCTTCTGGGCCATCAACACCACTGGGTTCTGGGCGGCGTTAACTTCCGTCCTGCCGGTGGATGTCCCGGGTTCGCTCTCTGTGAGGACATCACCCATAGGTATGGATTTATCGTAATCCTTGACAGCTATACTTCCGTTATCATACAACCTCATCCATTCCACGAATTGAAGAAGAGGCCCATCGGAATAATTATTGATAATATCAATAGCCTCATTAAGCTTATCCTGATCAATCTCATTGCCATTGTCAGCCTCATTCATAAGATCATTATAAGTCTTTATAGCTTCTTTGATCTGATCCTGATCAAGACCATTGATATTCATATCTACAATATCATCAACAGCGTCCTTGATATCATCATAAATATTATCATGGATCTTCAATCTATCTATTATCGATCTAGCCTTATTGATCCTTGAAATAGGATTATCCCCAAACCCGTTAACTAGACTATCGACACGAGGCTTGTTATTATCATATATCTGTCTCTCCCTAGGAGATAAGACATCCTCATTACCGTTCCATATCTTTATAGCTATATTATTGATTCTATCGTCAGAAGGATTTATGATATCCTCATCATCAGGAACCCTCTCGACTATATTACCTTCATCGGTCTTAATCTCGTTCTCCATAGATCTGGCTATCATATGATTATATGTCTTGAACATAAATGCCTCATCCTCCCCTATAAGACCATCTTGGTAAGCCTTGTCTATAGCTTGGTCGTTGGCGTAAAGATCATTGGCATCAGGATTATCAGTATTTCTGAAATCATACTTGCTATCATCCTCCTCATAAGTCTTACCCCATACGTTCGATAATATCTTCATGAACCCGCGCTCCTGCGCCCGGATGAATCTTCTGTCACGCATACGACGAAGAGACTCGTTTATATTCTTATAAGCCACAAGATTATGACGATACTCACTAAGCAATGCCATAGCCTCCTTATAATTATCAACCCCACGGATAGATACGATGTTTTCAAAATCAGCTATAGTATCATAAGCCGCCATAAGATCAGCGGCACTGATCCTTGAATCATTTCTATTTAAGAACAACTTAGATATATCAGCCTCTGAGTTAATTAACGTAGTTAATTTCCTCTCCAATGCGATCCTATCCTCTGTTAATTTAAGAAGCCTATCATTCTCCTTGACCAACCTAGCCTTATCAGATTCAAGAGCGTCCTTCGACGCGGCACTTTGTTGAAGCCTCAAGATATTCTTCTCCATCCTCTGTATATCATCCGTAAGCTTCCTTAATTCTTCAAGATCCCTGCTCGAATCAGGATTAAGACGAGAATATATATCAAGAGCGGGACCTATATCCGTATTGTATATCCTTCTTAACTGATTGGCTATATCGTTCAAATTATCCTTCGCCTCAAGGCCATTATAAGCCATATTGGAGATATAGGCGTTAAACGACCTATTGGATATACCATCGGTAAGGGAGTCGGCGAACCTATTGGCCATGGTAAAATTATCCACCTTCTTATTAAACTCGTTGACAAGATCGGCTTTATACTCATTAACCTGCTCATCCGTCATATTCATATCGGACGCTATATCGCTATTAGGTATAGATTCGACTACCGTCCTGAAATTCTCCTTGGTATCATCCAACATCCCCATCTCCGAATCATAACGGAGACGATTGAATACGGCGTCACTAAAATCCTTATTTATGATCCTACCATCACTCTCGTACGATGTGTCTACACCAGATAATTGAGCGTTAAGAGCCATACTGCCACGAATAGCACGGACAGCGGCCTCGGTCAAGGCGCCGGCATTGGCGTTGTAGGCCTCCACCATCCCCTTGTTCCGGGACATATCTTGGCTCCATTCCTTTATACCTCCAAAGGTCTTTCCACCCATAACCGATCCGATAATCATACCGATGCCGATCTCCTTCCAGCCTTGACTAGACCCGTATGTTTCCTTGAACCCGTTCTTTATAGCCTCCATATAACCTATGTTCTGACGGATAGCCATAGGATTGTATCTTGATTCTACCCAATCCTCGGCGGACTTGCTAGCCACTCCCTGAAGACCTTCCTCATAAAGACCTTCTGACACTGGGCGCTTGATAATATTGAACGTATTCCCGGCTATTTTCTGCCATTTCTTTGGCGTTATGGTTCTTAACATACCGTTATCCATCCTCTCAGCCCCTACGCCAAATATATTGCGTTTTATAAACTTATCCACGCCAAGATCCATGCCGAACATATCACCGAACATAGCTATATTGGATAATGACAATATGCCGACGTTGGCGGCGAATACAGCATTAGCGGCATTGGCATTGTCAGCCCTGAACTTCATAAGCTCCTCATATGGGACTTCCCTTCCATAAGCGTTACGGTAAGACTGCCTGAAATTCTCCTCAGCCTCCATCAGCATGCTTCTGGCCTCGACAGACGCCTCCCACGAGGTAGATGTGCCAAGGAAAGCGAGGGTGTCCAGTCCCTTGCCTATCCTCCGTCCCGTACGGGCGGCCCTAAGGTAGACGCCGAACGCTTTCTTGGTATCCGAAGCCGCTTTGCCTATCCTAGCCAAAGCCACGCCCGCCCTAGCTCCCGTACGAGCTAAGTTCATCAATCCAGCGCCGGAATATACGGCTGACGATAACATGGCTCCAGCGGTAAAAGCAAGACCGGATAAAAAATCGTTAGACCAGAAATTAGCCGTGGTCATGCTTTGAAGGAAATTCATATCCCGCTCCTCACGATTGTAATAATGAGCAAGACCGTAATCCATCTTCTTGTCCTGATCATCCAACCATCTCGTGAAATCGTTATCAAAAACAGCGTTAAAATTACCTCTGGATACACCGGCGTAAATACCATAAAAAGGCTGAATAACACCACCTAATCCATACAAAGCGGTCTTACCTGCAAATTTTCCCAAACCTCTCATCCATTTTTCAGTCCTACCTTGACTCCTAGATAAACGTGTGTCGTTATCTACACCGGGGATATAAGACTCGTATTTAGGTATCCAAGTACCGCTACTAAGTCGATACCTTGAATCCTCCAACGATATCTCCGGGCCAGTAAGATTAAACCTGCCCTTATAGCTTTGATCAGAAGCCATATATCCTAATGGGGACATATGTTTCATATCATCATAATAATTTGTCTTAACAGTATTCTTGATCCTCTCCGACAATGACGGTATCTGGGACTTTGATCTCTCGGAAGCGGAATACGGATCCAATACCGGAGGCAGGTCACGATCCGGTATATCATAGGGATCCGTACCAATAGCCTTTATATTATCTACGTTTATGGTAGGATATCTGTACTTCTCGGCAAGATCCTTTCCGTTAGAGGTATTATTATAGATTTCCATTGTTTCCATTATTTCCACTATTTCCGTTATTCCTGTTTCTTATCTCCTGATCAATCATATCAGCTATGGGCGAGATGAAGCTCTCGAAATCATCAGTAGTAGATCTTCCCTCGCTCCTCCAATACACCTCATTCTCCTTGCTAAGTATCTGTTGCCATGCCATGACCAAATAATACTGCGGGCAGAAGTCGATCTTCCTTGCTACCTCATCAGCATAGTTAACGCCATCCAGATCAATTGAATACAACGGGGTATTACCCTCTCTAGCCCCTCCTTTGCTATATATATCAACATTTATCCCAGAAGAACCATTATTATACTTATATCCGGAAGCCCTTAACTCGTACATAGAAGCGTTATCGAACAACACGTCAGTAGCGATCATCATCTGATTCTTCCTGATATTACCGTCATTTATATTCGTAAACATATCTATATAAGGCATTACCGTGTCCTTGGACCCGCTAGCGTAAGCGAATGGAGCTACCAACAATGACTTAGCCATCTTCCCATAAGCGTTGTTGCTTGAGCTGGTGAAAGATATGGGTACGACACCGGAATCATAGGTCTCGGACGGGATGCTTACATCCTCTTTGTAGAAAGTAAGTCCATTCGCAGCCAGATCAGCCTCGCTTACCTCAACAACAGATCGACCATCACCTCCATTATTGCCAATGATCTGATAATTACCATCACCTATAGGGGATATGGTAAACGTTATCTTCGTATTGGCATTATCCTTATCCTTAGGAATAAAACCGCCACCACGGGTAAATAGGTCACTAACCTTTATATAATCATACTCGGCTTTGCTTTTAGACGGATAATCACCGGAGAAGATATACTCACGCTCGGCATACTCATGACGATATTGTCTCAGGTAATCCTCGCCAGCACGTTTAGCGTCATCAGCGATCCTACCTAAATCCCCACGACTCCATTTATGTCTTAATAAATCATTTCTCTCTTTATGCGCCTCGTCATATATAGCGGTAGCGACAGCGATCGCCCTGTTATCCCCGGCAAACCTATCTCTTATTTCCTCAATGTGCTTATTCTTACTAGCCCCAGATACGGCAAGAGACATTATAGATTCAATATCATCAAGCGAAAAAGACGTTCCCATTAAATCATTCACACGATCCAATAAGACACCTGATTGACCCGAATCCATTGATACATGAGGCATTTCTCCTTCAACACCGTAATTAATAGTATTTATATTATCATTTAACAAAGAGCTGTAAGCGGACAACTTACTCCAATCATTTAATGTTATATCGTTTATACCATTTATATTAAAAACCTTATCGCCATTGTTATTAATATCTCCAAGATTGAATGTGCCGAATCCATAACTAATATCTATACCTGACCCACTGTCCGATCTAGCTTCTCTCTGAATTATAGTATCAATACCATCCAAAACAGCATTGCTCGCCTTATTGAATCCATCATTGATCTTATTATACTTCCCTCTTTGGGTATTTAATCCAAGAAGCTTCAAATAACTATCCTGACCATTGTAATCAAGCAACTCGTTCCTTGACCCTCCATTGGCCTTGAAATAAGCCATGATAACCTGATCGTTATCCATATCCTTGACCACGTTACTATTCTCAGGATCAGACGCCCATGCGTCGATCTTCCTTCTAGCGTCATCTGATAATGACTTAACGAAATTACCCATGCCAGTAGTCACCGCCTTCTCGTTGGCTATGAACCCGTTCATGAACTCATCGCTTATGCTCACATCGTCAAGGTTTGCGCTCTTAGTAACCACGGTAGGTCCTGTCATATCATCGTCTCCACCACCATTCTTTGACTTACCCGATTTGCTGGCTTTTATCAACGCAGCTTTCTCCATAGCCAGATTATGTCTCTTTGTCTCATTGAACTTAGCCCTCTCCATCATCTGCTGATTAGCCTTGAAATAATAATCGTCAACGCCCAACGTCTCATATGAGTTATTATAAGACCATCTCAGCCCGACGCCACGAAGGAACTGCTGTCGTACCATGAACATGCCGGCTCGCTCCGGGCTGTAGTTGCTACCGATAACGCCCTCGGCCTCCTCCACGAAATCATTTCTCTGCTTGATAATATCCGCCAGCTCCGACTCCAACTTAGCCCTCTTGGCCTTGTCATTGCCAACGCCCTTTAGCTTGGCTCGTATGGATTCTTCCTTGACACTGAAATCATCAATATACCCTTTAAGGAAATCTGAGGTGCTTTGAACATTAAATAAGTCAGGATTCGTTCTAGCCATATATCTTCCCTCTAATTGCATCTGAGCCTTACCGTTCTCAGATATAGAAGCCATGGCTATATCCCTGACCTGAGCGTAACTCATCTCATCTATATACATCTCACGCATCTCGCCCGTCCTGTTGCCATTGGCATCAGTCACCGGTACATTGACTTTCTTCCCCTTGTTAAGGGAGATGAAATTCTTCATCTTCTCATCAATCTCAGCATGATAATCCGTATAAGGGGTATAATGTATAGGATTAAGACGTGTCCCTACCTGACCGTCATTCATCCAAGCCACGGCATCGGCGAAAGCCTCAGCCTCGTTTATAGGACTATACATCTTGGGATTGTTCAGCTTCATATCCTCCATCTTCTCGCTAAAAGCCCGGATCTCCCTAGTACCGGCAATAGCATTCAACACACGGGTATCCAGAGCTTCTCCAAGACGAGCCTGTATACTTCTGGCTATACCGTCAGAAGCCAAATTAGATTTACGATACACGTTATTCACATCCTGTATCAATCCATTTAACCTGTTCTGAAGATATTCCCTGTCCTGAGGTTTTATAATGTCAGAATTGATAATATAATCAGCATACTCGTTTATAGCCTGCCGATTGGTATCTATCTTCTGCTGCATGTACCCCATCCCCTGCATCATGACATCCATGTTGTAGGGTGATACGTACTTGCCGTAATTCCTTAATATACTATATTGTGAAGCCATCCTTTATCCTTTCTTGCCTTTAGTTACTTCCTGAGCAGGATATAATCTCCTATAACTCAATATATCTCCCTGAGGATCAGCGATCAACTGCCCATTAGGACCGATCTTGACATCCCCGAATATAGACCTTAATGTATTCATGGTCGTAGCCGTATTCCACTTCTGCTGGATCTCGTCATTTACGCTATCGAAATACCTGGCCCAGTTCTCGTCATTTATAGCCAATCCCTGCAATATACGTTGCTGGTAAGCTTGACGTTGGGCTATATTCTTATCGTACGTATTAGCCCATGACTGAGCATTGACATTATCAGCCCAAGTCCTTCGAGCCACGTTCCCTTGTTCTACCTCATTTATATACTTACCTATATTGGAACTCATGATAGCCTGTAAATTGGAAGATAAAGCCCCTCTCTGGGAATCCGGGACATTACCCATCTGATCCAATTGTGATTGGAAAGCACGATTAGCCTCAACCATATACTGATCAGCCGATCTCAACACCGGGTCCACGGTAGGAGCGTAATGTCTTTCCAGACCTTCCGTTGTCACGGCTCCCGGAGTCATCCTGAACACCTCAGGAAAGTCAAGACCACCACCTACTATATTCCTGCCTCCATTGCCGCCGTTCGACTTACCGGCATTTGTGTTGGTTTTAGGAAGTGTATTAGGATCAATCAGCTCAGGCATATCCAGCTTAACATCAGGATCCTCCACATCACCTATATCCATAGGACCGGGAGCCACCTTATGCGGGTCAAGTATAAAATCAAGACCTTCCATGCCTTTCATGGATCTTAACGCCTGCATCTTAAGCATATCCTCCCCAAGGATCTTATTAACAATATCTTTATTCTTGTCAGAAAACAGTTGACTGAAATGAGTGATACCAGCGTCATTAAGAGCTTTATGTTGTTCCTCTGTAACAACATCCAGACCGATCATAGGACGAGATGAGGAATATTGACCAAACTTATTGTCTCTCATCCTATCATGATATGAGGCTTTCTTATCTTCCGGGTAATTACCTTGGCTATCCTCGCCTCCAAAGGAAACGAGTGTCGTATAATCCCGAAGCGCCTCTGCGTTGGCGATGATCGGGTTCTCCGCCGTGGCCAAGCCCATCCACCCACCAGTAGTGCTGTATATAGCATCCTGAAGAGCCTTGGCGGCAGTAGCCTTCGGAGCGCTCATATAAGCATCATAAGCCAAAGGCATGAACGTCTTATAATACTCCAGCCTCTCATCGGTATTAATACCGCCATAGGAACCATCCTGACCCTGACGTTGATACCCGAACGTGTTATCCTTATTATTGTACTTGTTCTCTACAGGACGGAAAGTAAGTAGGTAATCGAATAAAGAACTACCACCTTTCTCCATCTTCTGACGAATACCAGCCACTTTCTTAAGCAATTCTTTCTTAGCATCGGCTATATCCTCCTCCGTAAGACCGTATTCTTTCATGGATCTGAATATGATGTTATCTATCTCACCACCCTTAGCGAAATACGTATCCTCATCCTTCTTCATCTTCCGGTCTTCCTGCTCTTTGTATATGACATTAGCGAAGTCCGTAAATCTTCCCTCTAATCCATTAACGGTATCGTTGCTATCATTTATAGCCTTAGATAATACGGAGGCGTTTAAACGCCTCGTATTCTCGTCATCTATCTTATCGTTCTTCTTCAGCTTCTCCAGCGCCTTTTTCTGATCATCGTAAACTGATTTAAGACCGATCTTAACCTTATATCTATCCATTAACGTAGCGTACGTATCCTTTGGTGTAGCCTTAATACCATACGTATCCCTAATGTATTTAGCGAAGTCCGGCTCTATGGTGGTGTCATCGGTAATAACCTCCGTACCCTGCTCCAAAGAAACAGGCGTTCCCCCATCGGCGTGCTTCTGCCCCATGGCCTCCATCGGCGCCTCTCCGGGCTGCTCCACGTACTCGCCCTTCTCTACCTCTACGTTGGCTTGATCTTCCATCGACTTAGGTAACGGATATAAATACTCTCCGGTAAGGCTACCGCTATCGAATCTATTATTAGGCCCTAGATAAACACCACCTCCATTCTTATACCGCATCTGGGATTGCTGTCTCTGCCTAGCCTCTCGCTCTTGAGCTAACCTGATATTGGTACGGGTGCCTTTCTCAGACGCTATCCCGGAAACCACGTTACGAGCCAACCCCATGATACCACTAATACCTGATGCTATGGTAGTTATCGTATTAGCTGTTTTAGCTCCAGTAGATAAATCACCATACCCCTCGCTTCTCATACGCCCTATACCACGACCCATCTGGGTAAACCTAGATCCTATATCATCAGCGCCATAATAAGGTATGGCGGTAAAGTCAAAAACATCCGTGCTGCCAGACTCGTCAACCTTCTTATTACTGTCAACGATAGCGTTCAAATCACTTGTATCAATGGTATTAATATCAGGATGCTGAATATCAAATCCTATCCGGGTAGACGAAACCAAAGGCTCCACTCCAATACCCTGAAGACCAACAACATTACCGGGCATAATAGGGGTGACTTCCCCAGCCTCTTGATATTTAGGTATCTTCCTCTTGATTACATATTTGCCCATATCAAATTAATTTCGTTCTGACACAAAGATAATTTAAAAAAACAGAGACTCATCATTTTACAACGATGAGTCTATCAACAAATATTATTATGCACAAAATTTAAATATAATATTATATGATATTATGATTTACTAACGCATTGTAAATGATATCATCTATTTCTCCATTATTTAAACATTCCAATGCTCTTTTCCTTATTTCATCCATCTTTGATTTCTTATAAGCGTCATATGCCTCTTCTTTAGTATCATACGTACCTATATTAACCCGTCCCCTATCCAATGTCGATAAACTAGCCCTATATCTACTACCCCTAAGGACAACACCAGTAGGGCAATCCCTAATTCTAATCCTCTTATAAGTTAACAATGAATTTAAGTGATGTGGAACAAAACAGCATGTATTTGGACTATATATTTTAGATGCGCCACTAAGTATATCTTTATCCAATTCATATCCATCCTTATAATTAACATCAAACCATTTTTTAAACTTGCTAAAATACAACCAATCATCACAAACCTTAACCCCCACATAAGTAGGTCTTCTTTTCTGTTCTCTTTCAGAATAACATCTAGCTAACATTTTATTCCATATTTCATAAGCTAATGTTTTCTCCATCCCAATCATATCATTTATTCCAACCCCATACTTTATACTCTTGCTTTTATCCGCTTTACATTTAGGGCATCCTACTCCCCTAATGTGATTAAATGGAAGCTGGTAAAAAGAACCATGTATAGGACATATTATCTCTATTGGTATTCTAGCCCCCAAATAGTTAGATTTACTATAATCATATCTTTCTCCATGACATGACATAGCTCTATCAACAAAAACACTTTTCTTTGACTCCATTCTTTTAGATCCCCCTATCCATTTACTACATTCGGGACAACCTTGGCCATTCAAATGATTGTATGGTCTTTGGGTAAAAACACCATGATCTTTACATATTATTTTCACTGGAGTTCTGTTATTGACATAATCTACTAATGAATAATCATACAAACCATTATGTATCTTTAACGATCTTTTTATAAAATCATCTTTATCCAATTTTTTCATACAAACTTTTTGCCAAATACAACAAAACATTTACAAACTACAAAAGGCTATAACAGAAATAACGTCAATCATTATATCTACTCATGCCTTTTATGTTAAGGCTTAACCCCGGTATCATGTTAAGCACCAACTGTCTTTTCGCATGTTCCTTACGCATACGCTCAGCTTCCGCTATCTGCGCCTCTGATTGAGGATCATTCTTAATATTATTAGCGATGTCCTCTATAGCTTTCTTATTGGCTCCGGATTGAGCTAGCATCTTATATAACAGGTCTTGACCCTCCTTTTCCCACCAGCTGTCCATGGTAGGGCTGGAAGCCAAAGAAGGATCGGCGGGGGCTACCGTCTCAGGCACGGGCTGCTGACCTCCGTCCCCCATGCCCGAATCCCGCTGCCCGAACTCGTATCTCATTGGCTCGTTCTCCGGGACACCGTATCTATTGGAGAACATATCGGCGAACTCAAGCCGCTTCTCATTTCTTAATGTCGATCCAAGAGGCCTACCGTATCCTTGATTCCATGCCACGGTAGCGTCCTTGTAGTTGACGGCGTTATCGAAATCGGATTTAGAATACATATAGTAATTATATACATTACCTTGAGCGTCCTTGTCAAAAAACTTTCCTTGATTGATGTAATTCCAACCTAACCCCGGGACCTTGCCTTGATACTCATCCACGAGATAATCCAACTGCTGTGTCAATGTCGGTTTCTTCCCATACCTGCGCTGTAGCTCCTTCTTCCTCGGTCCAAGCCATTGTTGGATGCCAAAATCACCGGCGGCTCCTAGGGCTTCGGTGTCCCCTCCGGACTCGGCGGCGATGTTCGATAGGATGCCGATAGCTTGAGTTTGTGGTATCCCTTTCTTTTCTGTCAGATAGTCCCATATCTCATCATACACAACCATCTTACTATCCTCTGATCTACTAGGATCAATAACGTATTTACCAGCACCATAATCTCGTTCTGTATTTACCGGACCTCCATCCTCCTTATCCTCCAACTTATTCTTAGACATAATAGCGTTACGGATAAGAGCATCCTTCCCGCTTTCCAGAAGAGGATTATGATCCTCAAACGACCCTCTCTCCTCAAACTTATCGCCTATAGCGTCTAGTACATTTGTGGCTACGTTTACAGGAAATTCCTGATCGTCACCATGAAAATCGTATACGTCATAGACACCTAACCTTCCATCCGGACGCCTATAAATTGTAAAATTACCAAATCCTGACAATGGGGTAAGATCACCAGCAGCTTCGGGATAAAAATCGTATTCAGAAAAAACCGTAGGCTTTCCAGATCTTACCGAATTACGATTCTTCTCAAAAACATCTACCCATTCTCTAGACTTTTTCAAAAGCTTCAGCCTACCATAAGCATCATCTGTAGCCGGCTTATCAGAGCCATATATTTCTTGCTCCGTATCATGTATTTTCTTATCTAACCTCTTTATCTCATCCTTAGTGTCACGATTGAACATCTTCTCAATATCAGTAATGACATTATCAGGAATCCGTATCTCCTTATTATTGCCATCTAGATTATTAGGTTGAGATAAAAATCTCGCCCATAGTTGATCGCTATATTCATCAACGTTAGCCTTCCCGTTTCTGCCATATATAAACTCATTGACCTTGTCAGGAAGGCTAGCATTTGAAGCCACCACATCGGGGGTGACATTCTCGTACAATCTTCTTCTTATGGCATTACCTAAGATATCTTTTAAATACGAAGCCTTATCAGATACATCCTGTCTTACATACAACGGATCATCACCAATAGGCCCACCATCCTTATATTTAACCTTGAAATCAAAATTGCCAATATATTTCTTTACATTATTGATATAATCATTATCATCAGGAGAAGCCTTGCCGTTATTCAATAACCTTCCCTTACCCATCCATTTATAAAGCAAGGCGTCGAATTTGTCTATATCATTACCTTTATTATCCTTAAAGCCACGACCGACAACCTCATTCTTGTATATAGACGCCAAACGCAACATGGTAGCTATACCTGAATTATATGGCTTTAGGATATTCTCCTTATCTATACCAAACTTATTATATATCTTCTTTGTCTCATCATTATCACCTTCTATCTTTATCTGTGTTATACCCTTCGAGTTATAAGACCTGTCATTCCATCCGTTACCATTTAACAACGACCTGAATCTCTTGGCTATATCAACGCCTTGATCACCGATAGCTTGTTTCCCTATATATCTTGCGGATACACCAAACTTAGTCTCCTGCTCGGCGATACCCATGGCAAGCATAGCCATCCTATCATAAGTGTAGCTATCGATATCGAACTCACTCATGATACGTTCCTTGTTATATGATATAGCGTCGCTATATTCCTTTATATTGCCCAGCTTATCCATTTTGGCTATATTATCAATGGCTGATATAACACCAAGGAAAGCGTTGCTAGAATTGACGCCATTCTTTGAGTCATAAGCGTTATAAATCCATTTAGGCAAGATATCAGGAGATATATCACTATTTTTTACGCTTATATTCAATGGCCTAAAATCCTTGTTTATATGAACATTATAATCATCCCAAAGTCTCTTCTCACCGGAATCCTCGCCATAAGGGTTATCCGCTATATAATTAAGCGACCCCTCACGAACGACAAACCTACTTCCCTCTTTCTCCGGAAGTGTATAAATAAAATCACCCTTCTTTATAAAATTATACAGCTCATTCCCCGTATTCCCAAGAAGCCTGATACACCCATTAGATCCTCTTCCAGCAGAAGCCTCATGATGCATAGATGACGATATATCATGATCCCACTTGCCTGTCTTAGGATCAAACCTGGCTCTCTGGAACGATTTCTGGCCATGATACTCGCCTATACCTGACACTCTTGTTATGCCGGCCGGAGTAGACATATTTCCAGCTCCGGCGATAAGTTTTTTATCCTTCGTCGTCTTGGTATAGGTATTATAATCATC